AAAGTATGCATCATAACCTGAATTAGTAATAGTGCAACTCTTATTCTTCTTCCACTCACTCATTATCTTATCATTATTCCAGTGATAATGTCCAATAAAATATCTTGCATCACGACCTTCAAGAACACGAATACCAATAAAATTAGTAGAAGGGAACTTATCTTGAAGATGATGTAAGAGACCATCAGTGAACTGTCTATATCCACCAGGAAGTTTATAAGTCCTACCAAGTTTACGATCTCTTAGGAAAGAACGATCACCATGACAAGGAACACATCCTAAAAACTCATCCTCTTCCCAGTGACGATCAACCATCTTATTGTAAGGAAGTTGGGAACCTTCACCATCAGTAAGAATAATACACTGAACTTTTTCAGCACCAGTCTTCTCTTGGAATTGTGGGATAAGTTGATGAAGAGTGACTAATGTTTCATTTAATGGAGTGCCAGAAAGACATAACTCAATTGGATACTGATAAGAAGTACGCCTATTACCAAATGCATGAGCAGTTCTCCAAATGTTAATCATTTGCTTTTCTAGTTCTTTAGCATTTGAGTCACTAGTAAAGAAGTGAAGTAAATTAAAATCACTATCTACATGAAGGAAACCTTCCTTTCTTTCACAATGTTGAAACTTTGGTTTCATCATTCTATCATACCTATCTTCCTGATATTGTGTATCATATCTGTTTCTGAACTCACTACTAAAAGCATACACATCGAAAGGAATCTGAACTTTTTTACAGAACCAAATTAGATTGTAAAGTTGTTTTAGTGTGTCCTCAAGAACTCTTGACATGGAACCAGACCAGTCCAATATAAAGATCAGTCCATGATTCTTACCATCAGGAAGAACAGTTATTTTCTTGAATAGATCCTCATTAAACTTATAGGTATGAAGATTTCTTGTATCTAAAACCCCAGTCCTAGAAGTTGAAGCACGAGCATAAGCAGCAGCAGACTTTCTGCACTCGAATTCTTTAACAAGATACGACACTTCCTTTTGAGCATCCTTTTTGAATTTGGCATATTCTGTATCAGGGTGTTGAAAAGTAGTATCGGGATAAAGGTACTTTAATTCTTCAGGAACTGCTCCTCTTTCTCTTTTATTTTCATCATATCTTTCTGCTTCTACTCTATAATGATTATCACATAAATCCTGAATTGTTTCGTTTGATACAATTACACTCTCAAGGTTGAGTTTAGGAATTTCTACATATACATTCTCACTAGTCGCATTATCGGTGAGATCCTTTAGCTTACCCATCAATGCATCTGCTGTTTGAACTTCAGGTTCTAAAGAAGCATCAGTATTGCTGCTCCTAGTATTACTATCAGTATCACCGACCCCACTTTCCAAAGGAGCATCGCTATTAGAGTCAGGAAGGGAAGAATCAATATCGCCAGTGCTATCAGTGTCACTATTCCCAGTATGTGAATCACTACCTGTAGTGGATTCTGGAAAAAGTTCTGACTGTATTCCTTCAGTCTCTTGACGAACTTGTTCCTCTGCTTCTTTCTCCTGCTTGCAGAAATTATATAACGCTTCTGCTGCTGCGATGGTGTCAGTAAAGGTCTCGGCATTTTGTATTAGAGTGATAATCTCCTTTTCAGCATCTGAAAAAGATATAGGAAAGAACGAACCAATCTTGAAATATAAATTAGCCCTATCAGCAAGATTAAAATTATCAATATCTTCACCATCTAGTTCAAAGAAATCATCTTTATGCATTTCATTATATCCTCTATAAAAGGATTTGGCAATACCAAGATACTTTCTCTTCATTAATTTCTCAATTCTAGCATCCTCACATACGTTTAGAAACTGATGAGGAATGTCTTTTGGAGGATCCTCATTGGGTGTAAAGAGTGCGTGTCCTACTTCATGCCCTACAAGCATATCATATACATAATTGCTTGCTTTCTCCCAGAGAGGAAGGGTCAATACACGAGTCTCTACATTGAATTGTGCTGTCTCACAATGCTTGTGCTCTACTACAATGTCCTCAGTAGCAAGCAGCTTTGCTAGTTGTGACTTGATTTCTTGCTGAACTGCCATGTGTTTTCTCTTGTATGTACCCATAATACGACGAAACCCGCCTCTTGGACGGGTTCAGTAGACACTTTATCAAGTGTCTTCGTCTTTCTCTGGCACTTCGTAGTGCTTGTGGTTTCAGCTTTCTCTTCGGTGGTTTACCCGAATTATGCTGCCAGTTCGGGATAGAATTGCTCAATGTCCTTCCTATAGAGTTGTTTAACATTATCTATAAGCTTAGGAGTTTTCTTAAGCTTATTGCCCTCATCACGGGACTTTGGATACTGTATATCCTCGTCAAACTTTAAGTCAACACCTATTATGCCACTTAACCAACTGACAAAATTATCTCCCATACCATCCTCATACTTCCATATCTTTGTCCTATCTGTCATAAAATCTATTTGAGGTCTAAACCAATTCGCAGAAAAACTTGGATCCATTGAAGGAATATTAGCAATCATTGAAAAAAATAAATTCTCATCTTCAAATAACTCTTGCGAATCATTTCCATATAATCTTTTAAGATAAACCGATCCAGAAATAAATCTATCAACAGGATTTCTTACGATTGAAAAGTTAGGTACATCCTTTACATTCAAATGTTCTTCGTAAATATCCTTATGCCAATGAGCAATTTCTGCTCCATGCAGATCAGTCATTACACCTTTTCCTGTATCAAGATGAATTTCATCCCATGTAAAATTATTTCTCCATAAAAGATTGGCATCTACATATCTTCCAGCAGTTCTAGGAATATGAGCAAAGAATACTTTTTTCTCAGTTGGTGTATGTGTAAACGTCGGCATAATTAAGATTTATATAAAAATGTATAGTTAACCCTTTTATTCTCTTGACCTGGTTTCATATGAACATTATCTGTTGAATGAAAAGTATTTCCTCTAAAAATAATTGCTCTATTATACCTATAGGGTATTCTATCATACTTTGATTTTTTTAGAAACTCTCTATTATTCTTAGGATCATTATACACCTCCCACGGCATATCCTTAGGAGCATGTTTTCTATAGATTCTTAACCCATTTTTAGTATAATCTTCAACACATTCATCAGGAGTTACCCAAATATTAACATTAATAAAAGAAGGGTCTGCATGAGGACCTACTCCTCTTGCGACATTATCATATACAAAACTCCATGACCTCAAATATTTTTCTGCTAGGGGTATTTTAGGAACAACATACTTATCCGAAATGTGTCTTAAAGATTCTGTCAGACAATTAGGGTGATCAAAATCTAGAGATTTATAATCCCAATACTTCATATTATATTCTTGAGAATAAAGAGTTTTCGCTCTCAACTCTTTACAAATCTCATCAGGAAAAAAATTATCAATAATTATATAGTTACTAATTTTTAAACGTACTAAATCTCTCCACTTCCTTATCATACAATCATCCTACTAAATCCTTTCACTTTTTCAAATCTTAAAACATTCTCAAATCTTTCATCCATTCCTTGTTTATGAGATATAACAAATACATTGGCATCACTAATAACATATTTAATAATTTTAAGAAACTCTTCTGTACCAAATCCATCTAGTGAACTATCAAATACTTCATCCATTATAAGAAGATTTGTATTGACACTATTCTTCATTCTAGCAACTTCCCTCCAAGTAAACAAGAGTGCTAGATCTATTCTCATTTTTTCACCTTCAGAAAAAGAAGCATAAGAAAAATCCTCATGGATAGGAGACTGAACGGTTTCATTAAACTCTTCATCAAGAGTAAAATTAATATAGAAGTCCATCATCTGAAGATATCTATTTACCTGTTGATTAATCAAAGGCAGATACTTCTTAATGATCTTTGACTTAACTCCACCGTCTCTAAGTAAACCATACGAAAAATCGTAGTAACGTATGGTATCCTTCCTAGAAGATAGTTCGTCGTATGTAGTTGATAGTTTGTCCTTGAAGGTGGTTAACTTCTCATGCTCAGTATTTCTGTTTGCAAGTTGTTCGGTAATTGTTTGAATTTCCGATTCCAGATCTCTGATTTGTCGTTGACATCCAGAAATCCTAGTATTGTTTTTAGAAATGCCATGCGTTAGTTGAGTAATCTCCTTCGATAGGTTAGTAAATTGATGCTCTCGCTCTTCCTCTTTTTTAATTGCCTCCTCTAGTTCTTTATAACCAGATTGCAACTCCTTTGCTTTATTTTGAGCATCGTCGATTTTATTTATTCTAAACTCCTCCTCGATATGTTGAGTACAAGTAGGGCAAACCGTGTTCTCTGTGAAAAACTTATGCTCTTTGGTAATGGTAGATACCTTTTGAGATATTTTTCCTTTAAGATTTCCTAACTCACGTAACTTTTTTGTAGCCCCTGTTAACAGTTCTTGTTGTTGAGTAAGTCCATATACCTGATCTTCTGTATGTTCATTTTGATTCATTAAAACACAAATCTCATCCCCTATAGTGCTCATCTTCTTTTTATTATCTTCTATTCTTTTATTACTTTGATTCTCCAACTCTTCAATAAACTCTTCTTGCATCTTTACTTTTTCATTTAAAGATTCTTTTTTAAGACTAAGAACATTTAATTCTTCTTTAATAAAACGAGTCTTTTCTTTAAACATATTATTCATAGAAGAAAAGATTTTTATATCTAACAAATCTTCAATCACTTCTCTACGGTTAGATGCAGTCAATTGCATAAAAGGAACAAAAGCACTACTACCTAAAATAACAATCTGCGTAAATGACTTATAATTCATTTTAAGAACATTAAGTTCCAACCACTTTTGCTGATCATTTGCAGAAGCAGACTGATCTAATAATTCATCATCTTTCCATATCTCAAATATGTTTGGTTTTATACCTCTAACCACTTTCCAACTAGTAGATCCTATAGAAAATTCTACTTCGACTCTACAATCTTTTTCATTTACTGTATTAACTAACTGCCCTTTACTAATTTTACGAAAAGGTTTATTAAATAAAGTGAATGTTAATGCATCAAGAACTGTACTCTTTCCAGCACCATTTGTCCCTACTATTAAAGTAGTTTCATTTTTTGTGAGATTTATTTCTGTAAATTGATTTCCTGTCGAGAGGAAATTTTTCCAACAAATTTTTTCAAATAATATCATGGCCAATAGTGGGTGGAATTACAATGTCATCAGAGGTAATAACTGTATAATTATACCCATGATTCTCACAGGTTTTAATCATCAATCGATCCTCGACTTCTAAAATATGCATCTCAGGATAATCTTGTTCCTCTAACATCATAACATATCTTTCAGCATCATCTTCTTCTTCAAACAAATAAAGAATTTGATCTCCATGTTCATCTTCAACGGAATAAGCTCCCTCACGTTCTTTACCAGCAATGGTCAATATAAACATTATATCAACTCACATGCCTCTTGATAAACTTCATTCATCATTTTTTTAATTATTGATTTATCTAAATTAGTTTCGGATTCTTCAATATATTTGTTGAGTATAGACATAGTATCTTCTGATTCATAATCTCCATCCTCTTTATCATACCAACCATTAAACTCAAAATTCTCAACAATTTTCAATTCTGCTACATTAGATGTATATAACTTATCAATAAATTTTTCAAACTTTTTAGTATCATTTTTTTGACGTACTATTAACTTTACTATCTTATTTTCTAATTCACTTGCATTAAAAAGTTGATAATCAGTATCACTATAATAAACTTTATAAAAAAGACGATAGGGATTATTTACAGGAGTAGTTTCTAAAGTTTCTGTATCAAATAAATGAAACCCTCTAGTATCCTCATGATCATTCCAATAAATCTCATAAGGATTACCCAAATATGAAATATTATCCTGAGTGGATCGAGTATGAAAATGTCCAGAAAAAACTTTTTTAAATTTCTTAAACGGATCCATATGCATTCCATGATCCATTATAACATAGTCATTAACCTTAAACCCCTTTAATTCTAAATGCCCCATACATACAGGAGCTTGTGATTTTTTAATTAAGGAAAGACTCACCTCTTCATTTTCCTTATTAATCCAAGGTACTAGAAGAACATTTAATTGATTTACAATTATAGAAGTTGTTTCTGAATATATTTTTATGTTATCATATTCTCTCAATAAAAGATCTAATGCATTTATATCATTTGTATTCTTATAGTATGCTGTATGATTACCAACAATAGTATGGACAGTAATGCCCATATCTCTCAAACGATCAAAATAATTATTCTTTGCCCATGACAATGCAGCAAAATCTATTCCCTTTCTACTATCAAAGGTATCACCCATATCAACAATCGTAGTAATCCCCTCCTTCTCTAAGGTAGGAAAGAAAACATCCTCATAGAACTTTAAGAAATAGTCATGGAATAGTTTAGAATTTTTACGAGCTCCAAAATGCTGATCGGTAATTATTGCTATCTTCATCTGTTTATTGTGAAATTACCTGATAGAGTTATACGAGTATCATCATATCTATGCTTAGGAACATGATGCATGAGATATGAAGGAAAGGCAACAAAGGTTCCTTCTTTGGGTCTAATCCTTTTCCCACTATCAGTAAAAATAAGAGGAGAATAATACCACTTTGATTTTACAAAATATGCAAAACTAAAATCAAATGGTCTGTGACCATGAGGTTGAGCATAATCACCCTTTTTATAAACATTTGCCCAAAAATTTTTATCTATTAAATACTGCCTTCTACCACTCGAAGCAACACCTGGTTGAAATGCCTTTTCTATTTGTTCTTTTATATAAGATTTTAAATTTCTAAAAGTAATATTTTCTGGCTCCCAGTCCCATTCCGTATGGAGAGATGCTTTTACATTACTATTATCCTGCGGAATAGTATTACAAACTTTTAATAAAGACAAAACTTCCCCTTTTACTTTATCAGCAAATTGATATTCATCTTTAATGACATCTGCTTTATGTTTAACAGAAATTATATTCATTCAGTTACGTAACTTAGAGTGTACAGCATCTTTAATAGAATTATACTCACTATAACTAGATCCGTCAATTTGATTATTATCATCAAAAACCTCGTTATATCCCGACTTCTCAAGTATTTTATTTTTAATCTCTAACTGACGTTTCTCTCTTTGTATTCTGCGGAGAAACGCATAATGTATAATCTGCGTAAAGTATGCAAAAGGATTACGGGATTTCTCAGGATTAAAATTATGTATGTATTGAACACAATTTTCGATTCCATCAGAAATCATATCCTCCTTGAACATGTAATTTACAAAGTTTGGTTTAAATGATAAATGATTTGCAATCTTTAAAAAACATTCACCTATGTATCTTGGAATAACTGGTTTAGGTTTATCTTGTAATCGAGCAATCTCTACATCCTCACGATACTTAATAAGTGCAGCAAGAAATTCTTTATTATTTACATAATGCTCTGACCTTTTTCTTTTCGCCATAGGTCTAATTATTGCCATAGGTCTTTGTCACTACTATGTAGATAGTATAACATTTTTAAGACTACTTGACAAGTTTAAAAATATGAGTAGAATAACCTTTGTGGAGGTTCAAGAGAAATACTAGCTATTAGTATTACTATTTTTATAGATTTTTTCTAATATCTCTTTAGCATCTTTTACATTTGCTACATATCCCATTTTTTTAGAAATTTTAGTTTTAGGAGTTTTATCATCTTCAGAATCTCTAAGATATCTTTGGTACATCATTATCATTTCTATATCATTAGATTCTGATAAAGTAAGAACATTATTTAAATTAATAATAAACATATCTTCTCTACTTGTTTTTAGCCAAGGTTCTACCTTATATCCCACTATTCCATGTTTTCCCTTTATTTCTCCAATAATAATAGGATGATGAACTATTAACATCGTTCTATCTTTTTCTTCAGAGGCAGCAACCTTAGCAAATATTTCTTCACCTGAATTAAGTTTTATTGTAGCATAAAAGTCGTCTTCGATTCCCATGAGATTTATTCCTTCTTTAATTTTATAGTAATTATTTCATAATTAAAATTTTCTTCGTTGTAGATTTTAATTCTTTCGATGAAATGATTTAGTGTGTAATTTCTCTTAGAATTTTTAGTGCAATCATCTGCAATATCATATAGGATTGCCTTTACTTTGTTTGCTCCTTTTCTAAGAACTCGTCCAATACTTTGCAAGTTGCGAATGCGTGATTTACTTGGAGAAGCAAAGATAACATTATGGAGGTTTTTAATATTGATACCAGTTGAGAATGTACCATAGGAGGCAACAATAATAGCATTGTTTTCAATTTCTGTAATCTCCCTTACCTGCTCTCTTTCTTCTGCATCAACACCACCATGAACAAAAAATAATTTACGATCACTTTGCTTATTTTTATTTATTAAATCATAAATTACTTTACCATGTGCTTCTACTCTACTATAAAGTATCAAAGTATTACCTTTTAAATCAAGAGCAAGATTTTTAATAAAGTTATTTCTTTGTTCATGACTTATTAAATATTCTATTTCATCGTTATATGTTTCAAATTTTTTAGGAGAATGTTTAAGAACTAAACACTGTATATCCAATTGAGAGAGATGACCTTGCCTCATTAACTCATCAGTTTTTGTGACCTTATATGATGGTCCAAATAATCCCTCTAATACCCACTTATGAGTCTGTGTGCCATCTAATGTACCAGTAAAACCAAATCTATACTTAGCATGTTCTAGTTTTGTCATTATAGATACTAAGGACTTGCTTTTAAATAAGTGAGCTTCATCTCCAATGATTACATCATAATCTTTAAAGAATGATTTTTCCATTCTAAAAACCGATTGCCATGTAGTAATCGTCACAGGATCTTCATTAGTTTTTTCTTTACCAGAATATATACGATGACAATATGACTCAGCATCCCAACCATAATCTACAAAATCCTTATACATCTGCTCTACAAGGGATGTCGTTGGAACAACTAAAAGAATTTTTTCCCCTGTATCTACGTAATATCTTACAAGAGAATAAATCATCAAGGATTTACCTGAAGCAGTGGGTGATATCAATAGCTTTCGGTTATGTCTTAAAGCATCGTATACTCCCTCTACTTGATACTTCCGTGGAGGATGAGAACAAATAGAATTCATATAATCTTTCACCCCCGCATATGATATTCCTTCATTTACTTCAAATGGAATACCATAGTACTCATTATCTTTAAATTTAAAAGTATAATCATGCTTTGCACAAAAATCTATAATCTTCGATAAAAGACCTACATAGATTCTCTTAGATCTCATATCAAATAAATGTATTTCACCATTCCAATTTCTATTTCTATATTGGGGCATGAACTTTGCACCCTCTACCTCAAAAGTAAAATGGTCTCTTAACTCATACTCAATATGAGGTTCTGAATCAATTTTTAAAAATACTTCGTTAGCCTTAGATATTACTACATTGGCTGTCGTGTCTATCACCTATACCCATGCATCTATGGGTATTTATTAAGTACTGTCAAGTAATATTAATATTAAATGAAATAGATATTCTATCTTCGTTACTTTTGTTTTCCTGCACTCTATGCATTAAATAGGATGGAAACATAACTATTAATCCTTCTACTGGATTTCTGTAATGTTCATGATGTTTGTAATAATGCCTTACTAAGTCATCATTTAAAGAGTTTGTATAAATCCAGTCTTTCCATGCATGTGGATTATCGAATTCTAACGCACCATCACGATCCTCATAATCTTTAGGAACTTTAACCCACAATACACCAGAAAGCATAGATCCTGGATGATTGTGTGTCGCATTTGCTCCTCCTTTTGAATTAATATTAATCCAGCTATTAATAAAGTTATACGAAACTTTTTTTTGAAAAACATTAGTTTTGAAATAAGTATCAATAGTTGAACGTAATGTTGTAGATACAATATTCATACTCTTCATATAATGAGTTTCTGAATGCCAAGAATTTCCTTTATTGGATCTCTTAACACCTTCAGGAAATTTTTTCTTTTCTTGATAACAATAATCTATTAAGTTATCCCTAATATGAAGATAATTATCAACTACCGTTTGATGTAGAAAAATAGGAAATATTGGTATAATTGGATCTATTGAATTAAATTTCATGAAAAGCAATGCTCAATCTACCTGGAAGATAATCGGGCATAAACATTGTGGGTGATTCTCCTTTATGCCATAATTTACTAGAAAAAACTACCAATCTTCCAGGCTTTGGATAAACAGATCTTGGTAAATGATATCTCTTTTCTTTAAATTTGGTGGGAGCACCCCAATGCCTTTTCCATACGGAATTAACATAAAACATATACGTATATTTACCAGGATCTTGATGATATTGTGGATTATCAGACTTCCTAAAACAATTGCGTAAAGATCTAACAATATTTTGTGTATTAAATCTTTTATTTAATATATCTAACAGAAATAAATCTCCAGGAGAATAAACATCTGAATTCAGATGTCTGATTGTTCCTAATGTTAATTTTTGTTTTTTGGTTTGTAAACTTTCATCTGATGTAAAATACCACGGATGATTATAAGTAAGACTTCTTTCTATTTCCTTTAATCTTTCAAGAGGAATAACGTTATCAATAATTTTAATCATTATCCCAATCCAGAATTAAATCTCATAAACTCAATTGCATTCTTAATTTGATATGTTCTGTTCTGTACAACTTTAAGAATACTTTCTAAGTATACTAACATTGTATCATAATAGTCAATCTTTAATGAACAAGTAGACAGTTTCTCATCTGCATCCAAATATTTTTGCATTGTATCTTTATCTCTTATCTTCTTTCCAAAAGGATTTTCTACGTATACTTGTGGGTCTGCTTTCCCACTAAAATACTCATACCGTTCATGACGGATGTTCTTTCTTTGTTGTTCTGCTTTCTTCCTTAATAGAAAGATAGTATTATATAATTCAAAATACTTCGCATGAAGAGAGGGAATGTTTAATGATTCTTCGTGTAAATTATCTCTATCTATCTTTGCATCCTTTTCCCACATCTCTTGAAGTTTATCAAGATCAATACTCATAAAGGTTTATTTTCTAAATCGGTTATACTGTAGATAGTATACTTGAAAGATGCCTCTGCTGTAAAGTACTCTATGTCAGTATCGGTGGCATCAAAGGTCATAGTAGTGAGAGAATATGGAAATAATCCCTCAAATTTAACTTGAAACTTGGGTATTAAATTACTGCTTAAAATTTGAAGAGTTCCATCTGAGAAGATATCCTCTTCACTATTTTCAAAGTTAGATTTAATTGAACCAGATTTTTGAAGATCATATGATTCTTTCAAACTCTCAGGAAATCCTAATCCACGAATCCAATTTTGAATTTCCATGAAGTTAGTTAAATCTTCATCAACAAGAAATCTAATAGTTAGATCTCCAAACTGAATCTTATCACCTGGTCTATCAATATCTTTTAAGTAACTTGGTTGAACAGCAATACCAAGATTTAAATCTGGTATATTTGCTTCATTACAAAAGAAAGCAACACCAGGACTTTTCTTTAAGGCAAACTTAAAGCCAGTAGGTGCTAAAAAATTTCTATTGTCTATTGGGGTTGCCATTTACCTTGCTGGATTAATTCCGTGATTTCTAAGTGTCTCTTGTAATATATGAAGTCTTTCAGCTAACTTATCTATTTGTTCTTTTTGCTCATTTAATTGTTTAGTAGTTTTGCGTTCCCATTGATTTGACATAATACAGTTCATTACTATTTGTATTTAGACAAAAAAAGAGAGGGTTAATTACCCTCTCTCTCTTACTTACGAATAAATTGTCCTTCTTGTACTCCTTCCTTATGATGATCTTGTGCAAGAAAAGCATGAGTACAATTCTTGTGCTCCCAAGGATAACATCCATTCTCTACTTTATACACAAAAACTTTATTCAAATTATCTGCAAGATTTTGAAGATAAGTTCCATGCACCTTCTCACGTTTAACTGATAAAGATTCTACTTTAGATGGAAGTGCTACTGATGCTTGGATATTCAACCAACTATCAAGTGGAGTTTTTGCAGCTTCTGTAATAAGAGGATTAGTACGAGAACCCCAGTTATCCATATTAATATAATAATTCCTAACATCCACATTGTTAAGAACATCTTTTACATATTCATCACTAGAACGATCAACAAAATCGCCATAAGTTTTTTCATTATGAGAAGTATAACGTTCTAACTTAACTGTTGTAATTCCATTAGTAGCAATATAACTCACCATTTCTTTTACTAAGGTTCCTTGTACAGTAACACTTAAAGAATTATTAGCTATTAATTTAATTTCATCTTCAATATCCTGTTGACAAGTTATTTCATTATGAGTAATACCATACTTAATATGTTCTACTACTTCATCTCTATTATTAAGAGTGGCATGAAACACTCTTTCATTATTAAGAGCCTTCGCAAATCTTTTTCTTGCCCAGTGATTCTTACAACGAACATATTGAAACATCCAACCAGGTATACCTAGAATATTACTCATATCCATTCTATGTCCCCCTGTAATCACATCCCCAGTATCAACATCAATATAAGCAGGTGGTGTGCTTGGATCAACTCCATTTTGTTCTACATCTTCTTTAATTTGATTAACTTTGGATTGATCTGTTCCTAATACTCTACCTAGATTATTTTGTTTTACAACACTGGACCATAACCCATAGTCCTTTTCTAAAAGTTCTATACCATCAATTCCCTTATCAGTAATGGGAAATGTCCATACGTCTTTATCCATCAACTTTTCGTCAAAATATGGAGTTGCATACTCTGCTTTATTTGCATCTAAATTAAAAGTTGAGGCAAGAGTCATAATGTGAATTTATTTGTACCTACTATAGCACACCTGTCAAGTATGTCAAGACAAAAAAAGACCTCCTGCTTGCAGGAGGTCTCTAAATTAAAGATTTAATGCTTTTTCTAAGGATGAGATTCCACTTTCTTTATACTTGGATGCCGTATTTTTCCAACCATTTCCTGGTCTTTTAAGTTTACTATTCTTCATCCACTGATCAATATAGTAAAGACAATAAGATACTTGATCTTCAAATTGAGAGAATCTTGTACCCTTTTCACCCAAGAAAGTATGAGTTTTCCATTCTTCTATGATAGTGGTCATACCATCCCAAACATCAGGCATCGTGTCTGCTTTCTTACCATCAAGTCTACGAAGACCTTCAAGTAATCTTTCATTGTTGACACCATACTTTTTAAATGACATTAAAGCAGCACAAGTCCATGTTTGATTCCAACTTCCTTCATTGACGATAAGTTGATCAAATGCTTTAATTTCATCAAGGAAATAAAATGTTTGACCTGGTATTGCTTCTGTCACTGGTGCTTTGCTGAAGTACACATCGGGTTGATAGCAAACATTAGCCATATTCAACGCTGTGATAATTACTCCCTTTTTAACTTTAGTTGACTGTGGTTCATAACTACACATTCCAGTAATTATTCCATAGAACTTTTCTTGATTCTTTTCCGTAGCATTGATAGAATCATAAGTATCATAGCACTTTTTAAGTCTATTAAATGATGGAAAGTTAAATTCAATAACAAAAACATCTTTAGGGATTTGATTTGCCCCACCTATTCCCCAATTATAAGCACGAGTATTTGAATCTATGCGAAACTTACTTCCTGCTTTATACCTTTTTCCATTCATTGTATCAGCTTTAGTTAGTTTCCCAACTACTACAATAGCATGTTCTGGTATGAATTGTGATAGATATTTTTTTGCTTTATTCCATCGACCTTCAGTATCTCTCTGACAAAATAATTCTTCTAATAATGCAAATAGCTGATATGGCATCCAATATGCATTAATTATTCCACTTTCTTTAATGCTTACATATGGAACAACATCGCCCTGTTTATTGGTAATTACTGGTAATTCGGGCAAATTACCTTCCATTACTTCCTGCTGGAAGTGTATTTTATTTGACATGTTAATTTAAAAATATTCCACTTCCCAAAGCAGGTCGTGGTTTAACTCATTTCACTTTCCAAAGAAGATTGTGAAACTTACTATTATTATATCACAAAAAAAAGGGATGTCAAATGACATCCCCTTAAATTTAGGACCAATGAAATCCTCTTTTTCCTCCAATATACATCTTGGATGGTTGTCCAATATCAGGTGGCCAATGAACACTTTCAGTAACTGTATCACCATGTTTGTTAACTTCAAACCCACCTGATGATACGTAATCGTAATTACAGTACTTATTAGCCCATGTTCTAAGGACTTTACCCCTTGCGTCAGTGGAGTATCCAATAACATCAAACGTTTCATCGTATCCAAAATTCATCTCGCATAGTTTATCAAACTGACGAGTTCCTAATCCATTTGGATAATGTTCACGGCAATATTTTAAATTTGGATTTTTATTAAGAATCTTAATGTATTCTTCCTTATCTAAAACATCCCATAAACGATGCCTTACTTCTCTTTCAGGTCTTTCCCGACAAATAGTTTTTTTAATTTTGTAGGGAATCCCTAATCCATTGCGAACCATGTGTTTTTCGCTGACAATTTAAGTGTAGCCGACTAAACTACTCCTATATTAAAGCATAAAAAAAGACCCCTGTAAAGGGGTCTTTGCGGAAAAAGGAATATTTCCTTTCTTCTTACATAAGGTTCTTAACAGCAACTCTTCTGTAGTAACGGTTAGCGTTAGTTGTAAGAGCACCAAGTCCTTGTGTTGTTCCTTGAGCAAATGGGTTAGCAACCATGCCATAACGAGTCTTAAACCCGATTTTTGGCTGGAAGGAATTCTCACCCACCGCACGAACCATCTGTAGTGGAACGTATGGGCAATAGAACAGACCTGCATCGTAAGGTGAAGTACCTTTGTAACCAACAACGTAGTACTGATTACCGCCTGTTGGAGCAGCAGAAGGAATACCAGTTGT